AGCTGATAAGCCTATCAGCTTAAAATCGTTCAACGTGCCATTCGGATATGTGAAGCTTTTAATTCATGAAGAGTGTGACGAGATGGCAGGCGTGGAGCAGATGGATAACATAGAGGACACTTTCATGCGAGCAGATACGCCGGCGCTTGATATTAAAATCTTCAATCCTCCAAAGTCAAAAAATAATTTTATGAATGAGTACACCGAAGAATGTAAAAATAAGCCACAGACACGGATCTGCCACAGCTATTATTATAATGTCCCGGTAAAATGGCTTGGAAAGCGATTCTTCGAGCGTGCGGAATGGTTCAGGATTCATAAACCATTATATTATAAAAATAATTATCTCGGAGAAGTCACTGGAACAGGCGGCGGCATCTTCGACAATTTAGAAATCCGAAAAATATCGGATGAGGAGTTAATGACATTTGACACAGTAAACCACGGTTTGGACTTCGGATACACACACCCACAGGTGTTCAGCCAGAACTATTACGATTACGAGACGGACACTCTTTATATTTTTGGCGAAGTGTATTCTAAAAAATGTAAAAACTCTACCTTTGCCAGGAAGATAAAGAAATTTATGAATGTCGAGATTATATGCGATTCTGCCAGACCGGACGGAATAGCAGAGATGCAGGACTGGGGATTCAATGCGATCGGGGCAAAGAAAAGATGGGGAAGCGGAAAAGGAAGGGATTACTGCTGGGAGTGGCTTCAGCGATGCAATAAGATTGTCATTGATCCAGAACGTTGCCCGAATACAGAAAAAGAGTTTACAAAGGCAGAGCATGAGCAGCTTCCAGATGGTTCATTCTCGGATGCTTACCCGACCTTAGAAGAGGATACGATCATGGCTAACATTTATGCACTGAACAGGATCATCATGACCAGCCGAAGGAATGACGGTCTTTATGATGATGAGGAAGAAGACAGCGACGATTATGAGGATTAAAAAATGAATTTTTTTGAAAAAATAAGGGAGACGATCATGAAGTTTTTTAGAACAGATGCAGAGAAAGAATTTAATGTCGAGTTTATCACTTCCCCGGAGATCGAGAACTCACAGAAGAGATGGAACGACATAATTAATAATAGCCCTTTTTGGGTAAATCCGAAAAACGATGACATCAGGACGATAAATTTCGCAAAATTTCTCTGCCAGTACACAGCGAAGAAAGCATGTATGGATTTGTCAGTGAGCATAACCGGTTCAGAGAGAGCGGATTTTATTAATAAGTGCATCATGGCAATGGCCGACACTTCTATCCGAGACAAAGTAGAAGATATGCTAGGAGTTGGTGGGATTATTTTAAAACCTAACGGCTCAATGAATCCAGACAACATGATTGATTATATTATGCCGTGGGATTTCGCAATTACAGAAAAGACCAGCAACGGAGATATCAGAGGATGCATTTTCATTAACCGACTTTTAAAAGATAAAGTGTACTACTACCGGCTTGAATACCATCATTTCACGACCTCAAAAAATAAAGAGGGCGAAGATGTGAACGTTTACGAGATCCAGAACAGAGCGTTTAAGTCAAATAGCAGTAACTCACTTGGAAAAAAGATAGAGCTGCATGACGTTCCAGAGTGGTCTTCAATAGAAGAAGTCGTTCACATTATGAACGTAGAAAAGCCACTGTTCGCCTATTTGAAAACCCCATTCAACAATACGATCGACTACTCATCCCCGGAAGGTGTCTCTATTTTCTCAAATGCGCTCATGGAGCTTAGAGATCTGGATATAGCATGGAGTAAAAAAGGAAACGAGGTTGAGGATTCTCAGCACATTACTTTTATTGATGAGAATGCGCTGACAAAACAGGGAAAAGGTGGTGCACGTGTCTCAACAGTAGAGCTTCCTCGGTTCGTTAAAGGCTTGAAATTGGGGCTTGATTCAAAAAGTACGATCAATGAACACGTTCCGACCATACTTACTTCTGACAGAATCACAGACATTAACAGCGTGCTATCTATGATCTCGACAAAATGTGGATTCTCGCAAGGGCAGTTTATCCTCGATAGAAAATATGGAAGATTGACAGCAACACAGGTTGAAAGCGATGACAATGAGACTGTAGAAACGATTAACGATATCAGGAAAAGCATAAAAACAGCGTTGAAAAATCTCATTTATGCAATAAACGTATTCTGCGACCTTTACGGAATCCCTGCCGGCTATGTGGATGCACTGGATGACGAGGTACCGGACGAAGATATATTTTATTTTAAAGATTTGCTTGCGAGCTTCGAACAGGACAGATCAAGAGCTTATAATTTAATGATACAGGGTATTTATTCTAAGCGTAAATACCTTAAAGAATATGAGGGATTTAATGATGATGAAGTAGATGCCATGTTTGCAGAGAGAGCGCAGGAAGATGCGGAAAGGAACAGTGGTGGTCTGTTTGGAGAAGAGTAAAACAATTCAAGGAATACCGAAGCTTTCTAAAAATGGTATTTTAAAAGGTGGATATATTATCCCGGAACCTGAACCGCCGGAGATGGTTCAGGTAAAGTTGCAGGAAAAGACTGTGATAGAGACAATTAAGTTTTATTTAGATAAGTAATAGAAAGGGATGCGTTAATATAAAATATAATAAAGTCATTGGAAGCTTTAATATTAAGCTTGATACAAAGCGAATGGATGAAAATTTAAGAAATGCTCAGAATGTTCTTGACGAGCAGGTTGTAAATGACATGAGAAAATACACACCTATGCAGCAGGGCGATTTGAGAAATAAGACGCAGATAAAAGAACCCGGATTAATTACAGTAGATACACCCTATGCGCATTATCAGTATGTAGGCGAACTATATTTAACTGAGGACGGTAGATCATGGGCAAACCGTGGAGAAAAGAAGTATCCGACAGGAACAGAATTAAAATATCACACACCTGGAACAGGTAAACAATGGTTTGAAACTGCAAAAGAAAATCACGGTAAGCAGTGGATTGATCTTGTTAAAAGAGAGGTTGGGAAAGGATAATGCTTAGACCGGATTATTTTTACGGAAAAACTGATAAACTGGTTGAAATGTACCAAGATCTTGAAGACTGGATTATATCAGATATTGCAATGCGATTAGTGAAAGCCGGGGAGCTGTCCGGAACAGCTGATCGAGAACTGTGGAAGCTCCAACAGATGGGATTGCATAATGCGGAAATCGTAAAAAGAATATCTGAAATATCTGGAAAATCGAGAAATGAGGTTCGCAGATTATTAAGGGATAGTGTTATGACATCATTCTCAGATGATAAGGAAGTCTTAACACAGATATCAGCATCCGATATTATATCTCCGCTAAAAAATAATATGGCAATTCTGGCAATGAATGCAGAGTTAATAAAGACATCCGGTGAACTTGATAATTTGACAAAGACAACCATTAACCAGACACAGAAAGACTTGCTCAATATGCTGAATGAGGTTGATTATAGAGTTGCATCTGGAATGCAGTCTTACAGCAGTGCAGTCTGCGAAGTTCTGGATAGATATGCAGAATCTGGTGTTATGGTAGAATACCCTACCGGAACGAAGCGTTCTCTTGAAGCGGCAGTAAGGTGCTGTGTTGTCACATCAATGAACCAGACAGCGGCACAGGTGACAAACATTTACATTGCCCAAAATAAAATAGAGTATGTTCTAGTATCAGCGCATCCAGGCGCCAGATATGATAAAAAGAATCCAACAGGGATTCCATCTCACGATCACTGGCAAGGCAAGGCATATAAAATAATCGGGAGCGAACCCGGATTCCCGAACCTTCTCGAAAGTACCGGTTATAAAATAGACATTGAAACCGGAACTGGAACTGTTGTGAATCTATTAGGACTTCACGGATACAATTGCAGACATTCACATGGCCCGTGGCGAAAAGACATGGTAAATAAGTACCTTGATGAAAACGGAAATGTGAATATAAATGCAGATGAAAGCCAAAAACTTTATGATTTGCAGCAGAAGCAGAGATTACTTGAAAGAGAAATTCGTAAAACAAAGCGTGAAATTATGACCAAGAAACAGGAACTTGATATGATTGCCGAAACAGATGTAAAAGAGATCTTGCAACCTCAATATGATAAACTGGCATATAAACTGCGAATGCAGAATAAAAGGCTTCAATCGTTCTGTAAGAATAATGATCTTCAATTGCAAGGCGATAGAACGAAGGTTTCTGGATTTAGTAAAAAACAGTCTGCGATTGCAAATGGACGTGCAACGGCTTATAAAAATA